AAATGCTATAATGCTGAATAAGCAATCTATTACAAAAACACTATCCGCAATCCATGAAGCCAAACAGACCGTAGGGTTTGTACAGGCTATGGAGATTATCCTGCGGCATGAAGACCCTAAAGAATTACAAGAGCTGATTGAATATTGCCAACATCGTATTAAACAATTAGAGGTTGAGAATGAAACACAAGCGTTTATGTGAACCAGATTTCGGTAAAAAAGATAACTACACCATCATCCTTCCTATTGATCAAGGAGTAGAACACGGACCACATTCTGCGTTCTATGCCACAGATCATCCTGAGATGTTGGATGTGGATTACCAGGTTGACTATATCGCTGAGTTGTTGGAAGAAGGTTTAGTAGGGGCTGCAGCACTGCCGCAGCGTACTGCTAACCTATTGAAGTTTTGGTATCCGCATTTAGCACCGGATATTATTATGAAACTAAATCATGGTAACAATCTGAACGACTGGCTTGATCCGACTCAAGCAGTCTATGCAACTACGTCTGCAGCTCAAGGAATGGGTGGCATTGGATACACAATTTATCCTGGATCGCTTAATCAAGACGAGATGATCAACTACTTTGGTAAGATTAAAACCCATGCCTCACCGACTGCCAAGACCATTCTCTGGTCGTATCCACGTGGCGGTGAATTCAATCCTATCTCGTTTGAGACTACAATGCATGCAGCATACATTGCTGCGCAGTTGGAACCAGACGTGATCAAGGTTAAGCTTCCTGAGTATGATAATATGTCTACACTCTGTATTCGGGTAGATCGTGTTGTTAAATCAGCATGTGGTATTCCTGTGGTCTTTTCTGGTGGTACCAAGCGTGGCACTGAAGCAATCCTAATGGAAGCAGAAGCGATTGCAAAGAATGGTGGCTACGGTATGATTGTAGGACGCAACGTGTTCCAGCGTAAGCGTAATGAAGGTAAAAATCTATTAAGAGATATACACAAAGTGTTTAGGGAGAGTTAATATGTTGAGATTCTTAGCATTACTTTTTTTATTGGTTCCTAGTATTGCTAAGAGTCAAGTGATGACCAAAGAAAATATGATTATGGAATATAAAGACATCGCCAGTTTAGCTGCGGCTGAAGTTCTGGGATGTGGTAAAATTAATAAAGAAAACATAAAAAGATTTAATACAATTTTTGATGCTTTCATGCTTGAAAAGGCTAAAGAAGAAGGTTATAATGTCACGATAGAAGATATTGAAGGATGGAAACTAGCAAAACTAATAGAGCAATATGATGGGATGAAAGGTATTCCATGTTCCGTGATCAATGAATCTATTGACGAATTTAATAAAACATCTCGATATACTCGGGAAATATATGATTATTATACACCGGCAGGAGGCATATAAATAGTCTTATATCTCAATCTTTTGGTATAATCTATGGCAATTATTTTTACTTCCTCTTTTTCATCTATTGCTGGGACGTTCTTAGGAGACTTCCAGACAGAGGATAGTGCCAGACCTCACGAATTATCAGAATACTATAGAGGCGGAGATTTCGTTCCAGATTCTGCACAGTATTCAGATATTCCTACTAGTGGAACAATTTCCGTTAGCGATTTTGGATTCGCCACATCAACGCTCACATTCCAAGTAACAATTGATACTAATATCAACAATGTATTTTTAGACAGCTATGCCACTGCAAACGGTTGGAATGGTAATGACATATTAGAAGTTACTATTAATCCAGATGTTATAATTGGGGCAGCAACTCCCGACAGAACTACTGCTGGATTTTTTATCAGAGAAAGTGCTGGTGATCTTGACGGGCTAAGGGGCTTGCCCGCATTAACAATAGACACTAACAATACAATTATTAATAACTATGGTATTATTCATGGTTATGGAGGTACTGGCGGAGGTTTTGCAAAGCTTACTGAATCGGCATCAACTTTTTCATTTCTTCAGACCGGTCAATATGGCGGTTCTGCAATAGAGGTAACTGGAAATAATGTTGAAATCAGAAACTATGACAGAATTCTAGGCGGTGGTGGAGGAGGAGGATTTGGTAGAGGGGTAGGCGCTTCTCCGACTATACCAATTGCCGGAGGCGGTGGCGGTGCTGGAGCCGGACGACCTGGAGCTGGATCTACGAACTTAAATCAGACCGGAGGAGTGCAATATGATGCCTACAGTTCTACTCCTGCAAGAGGTGGGGGCGATGGCGCTTCTTGGGGAGTTACAACAGCTAGAATCTATTCTGGGGAATATGGCGGATTAGACTTTACTTCAACTGGATTTAATGATGGCACCGATGGATCGATCACCTATTACGGTGGTGGCGGCGGCGGATGGGGTCGCCCTGGAAGATTAGGAAATGATCGGGGGTTTCCCTCCGCTGCTGGCATAGGCGGATATTCAGTTGATGCAACTGGATTTAATGTTGAACTTCAGACTTTTCATGAGATTGGTGCTATATCAGCAGGTGATTTAGAAGGAAATGTCGATTCTGAAACTGGCGTTATTACTACTATTAATGTAGCTAATGGAGTTTATGATAATACAAACATAAAATCATATTTGCCTGGAGCTCCTTCTGGTGGATATCCCGAACTTGATTTATATGAGTTAGCACAATCTTCTGGGGGATTGACACCAGTTTCTGGTAAAATAGAACAGCCAATTAAATTTGTAATTGATGCTACAACGAGAGTAAGAAATATTGATATTGGAGGTAAATTTTCTTACCTCGTTATAGAAAATAATGGTATGATTTTTGGTGAAGGTGGTCGAGGAAGTAGTACATCCGGTAATTCCGGAGCCCCTGGAATTCGATTTAATTCTAATGATGTTTGTGATACAGTATTAATTATTAATAATTCCGGAGGGTATATAGCTGGAGGCGGTGACGGCGGTCAACGAGTGATTGTTGGCAGCGGCCTTCAAGGTGATACTGGTGCAACCGCCCCTGGTGGGGGTGGAGCAGGCGGCGGGCAACCCGGCATCAGCGCACAAGCTAGTAATGATGAGGGAACCAGTAACTCAACAGGGTTTCCCGACTACTATGCACTAGGATCAATTACTGGTGCTGGTTCAAATGGCAATAGTACAGCCGATCGTCAAAGAGGAACGAATCTTGTTGGGGGTGTAACTGTTGGATCCGGTGGGCAGGCTGGTGGTGGTGGCGGTGTTGCTGCAGCTGCTTGTAGACAGGTAAGCGGTCCGGATGATCAGACTGCTCGAGCCTCTATGTCTGGCGGTGGTGGTGCAGTTTTCCCAGCTGGAACTACCGGAGCAAATGGTGGCGGAGGAGCGAACCTTCTAGGATTGGGATCTCCTAATGGTCAATTCGGATATGCAGCAGCTACTGCAGGTGCTGGAGGTTCGTTTGGTGATGCTAATGCTATTTCTGGAACCGGATCCTATGTAACAAATTTCTCTTATGTAAATAATGGAACTATTTATGGGGCGATAACTTAAATGACGTATAAGTATAGGATCACAAGAGACTCTGATTTTTCTGTTTTTGATACTATGGATTCTGCCATGTCTTATATTACAGACGAGGTAGAAACATACTTAAATCAACAAACTGATATTGAGCGATATCACATTCGTGAATTAAATTATGTTTTAAAAAAGATTAATGGTCAGGTAATGCAGACTACAAAGATCAGGAATGTTACTGATCTAGATGATCCCTCTTATACAGAGAACACTGTTTTTCAAATAGCGCATCCAAAGATACCAGAAGCTTATCATATTTCTGGGACGACAGCTCTAAAAGAAAAACTGGAAGAAATCAAAGTTGATTACAAAAATTGGCTTCTTAGTAATAAGTGGATTGAAAAATATGAATTAGAGACCGTTACTGATAGTGATGGTAATACCTCAGAGGTTACCGTTGATGTTAGATATTTTAAAGGGTATGAGTATTAAAATAGTTGTTTACAACGTGAAAAAAGTGTGATACACTCTATGAGTGTCTTAATGAAAGGAATATATACAATGGCTACACTTAAGAACAAACTACGTAAGAAGCACTTTGATACGCAGTTCCGTAAGAAGAAGCAGCTAGACAAACTGGCAGCTTTTGATATGGACTATGCTCACAGTCACAATCTTGATGAGATTCTGTCTGGCAATGAGGCATATCAAGAGTTTCTTTACGAGAAGAATAATGGATATTGAGTACAAAATCCTAAGTCGTAAAAGATTCTGTGACATGGTTGAAGAGTACATCTACATGAAAGATGTACCTTACATGGATGCAGTAATTGACCTAATGGATCAACACGAGATCGAACCTGATCGCATTCCTAATCTGATCAATACGTCAATCAAGGATAAGATCGAGGCGGAGGCTCGTGACCTCAATTTCTTAGAAAGGATCAATAAGTTACCTATATGAGGAATTTTATGTTACGTTTAATTGGAATGTACATCCCGTTTGTACTAGTCATTCTAGGCATCGGCGCGTGCAGTTTTATTTACAAGGATAATCTGCTAGGAACGTTTGGCCAGCAAGAAGAGGTTATCGAACCGGCACCAGAGCCTGAAGTACCGATGGAAGAGATTACACCTATTGAAGAGGAACCAGTCGATGCCGTGGAAGTGGAATCCAATGAAGAACCACTATCAACAGACGCCTTACCCGGAATCGGAGAATGTGTCTGCCCAGATCAAAGCACCACAACTCTGGAAGGTGAAGAAGAATCCTCCAATTGAACCCATGGAGGTAGAGGAAGGGTCAATCACCTTTCCAGAAAAATAGGGGTTTACATACAACAGACAATACTGTATAATACACGTCTTAATACTTCAGTCAATACAAGGAATATACATATGACACTCGCAGCTCTTAAAAAATCCCGTAGCTCCTCCATCGACAAGTTGGTCAATGCAGCAGCATCCCTGAATGAAAGCACCGAACAACGTACTGGTCCTGATCCACGTATGTGGAAGCCAACCGTTGACGCAGCAGAGAATGGCTATGCCGTTATCCGCTTCCTCCCGGCACCCGAAGGTGAGGAGCTTCCATGGGTACGATACTGGGATCATGGCTTTAAGGGTAAGAATACCGGTATGTGGTACATTGAGAAATCTCTTACCACTCTCGGTCAGAAAGACCCAGTAGGTGAGCTTAACTCTAAGCTCTGGAACTCGGGTCGAGACGAAGACAAGCAGACTGCACGTGATCAGAAGCGTCGACTGCACTACGTCTCAAACATCTACGTCATCTCTGATAGCAAGAATCCAGAGAATGAAGGCAAGGTCTTCCTCTATCAGTTTGGTAAGCGTATCTTTGATAAGCTCATGGCAGCTATGCAGCCAGAGTACGAAGATGAACAGCCTATCAACCCATTTGATCTTTGGGAAGGTGCTGACTTCAAGATTAAGATTCGTAAGCAGGATGGTTGGCGTAACTACGACCGCTCTGAGTTTGCCGCACCTAGTGCACTGGCAGACGATGAAGAGATGGAACGTATCTATGCACAGTGCCACTCCCTCCAGGAGTTCACTGATCC